GCCCCTATTTTTCGCTGGGGGTGCGTGGCAAATACGGCGAAGCAAATCGAAATCAGATACCATGAGCCGGGCCTGTTTCCATCTTTGTGCAGGTCCGGCTTATTCATGTGGTTTTGATCTCATATCATTTAACAGGAAGGAGCTGTTGTCCATGGAAAATACGAGAAGCATAGATGGAATCTGTACACTGGTGGATATACGTGATGTGTCCGTCAATAAGGAACTTCCCCGTGAAGAACGCATTGCCGAGTTTGTACGGCAAATCAAAAATCCTTACCGCTTTAAGTGTGGTCGTTTTACTGTGCAGGCCAGTTTTGCCGCAGGCGGCGCTACCCTGGAGGAATGTATCAAGGGTATTCTGCGGTAATTTTCTGACAGATTTTTCAGAAAGCTGCTGACTTTCCCGCAAGTCCGTGATAGAATAAGAATCGGAAAAGGAATTGAATACCGGCTCAGCCACACTTCTTGAATTGCGGGGAATTTTCCGTGCAATGAAAGGAGTGTTTTTTTATGCAGGTTTACAAAGCCATCAAGTACATCCGACTTTCTTACACGGATGACAAAACCGTGGAAAGTGACAGCGTTGTCAACCAGCGGCGGCTGATCGATGACTACATTGCCAAGCACCCGGAAATTGAAGTCGTGGCCGAGAAAATCGATGACGGTTACAGCGGCGTTCTGTTTGACCGCCCGGCATTTCAGGAAATGATGCGCATGATTGAACAGGGTGAAGCTAACTGCGTTATCGTCAAGGATCTCTCACGTCTGGGGCGTGAGTACATTGAGACTGGCCGCTATATGCGTCGGGTATTCCCTGCCTATGGTGTCCGCTTTATTGCCATCAACGACAATGTGGATACAGAGAATGACGCAGCAGATGACCTGACGGTTTCCGTCAAGAACATTATGAATGAAGCGTACTGCCGGGACATTTCCGTTAAGACCCGGAGTGCTCTGGATGTAAAACGGCGCAGTGGCGATTTTGTTGGTGCCTTCACGATTTACGGCTATCTGAAAGTCGGTGACAAGCATAAGCGCTTGGAGGTGGACGAATACGCCGCCAACGTAGTGCAGGAGATTTTCAGAAAGCGCTTGGAGGGTTTCAGTGCTTCCCATATTGCCGAGGAGCTGAACAGAATGGGTATTCTCTCTCCACTGGCCTATAAGCGGAATAATGGGATGCCCCATGCGAAGGGGGGCTATACGGACCGAAAGGATTGCAGGTGGTCCGCTACCACTATCATCCGTATTTTGCAGGATGAAACCTATACAGGAACGCTGGTACAGGGAAAGCAGACTACCCCGCATTTCAAATTGAAGGAGCGTGAGGACAAGCCTTCTTCCGAGTGGATCCGTGTGGAAGGTGCCCACGAAGCCATCATTACGAAACATGATTTTGACTTGGTGCAACGTCTCCGGCGGATTGATACCCGGACTTCTCCGAAGGCAAACAAGGTATATCTGTTCTCCGGCATTTTGATTTGTGGATGCTGCGGCAGCCGTATGACCCGAAAAACCAACCGCTATAAGGACAAAGAATATAACTACTATTACTGCCCAACCGGAAAGAAACACGGCTGTACTTCGTCGGTTATGCTGAAGGAAACGGATTTGATTGAGTGTGTGCAAAACAGTCTGAAAGGCCATATAGAAAATGTGGCCTCTCTGGATGCACTGCTGTCCTCTATCAGTCAGGAACGGATCAACCAGGAACTGGCACAGGAATACGCCATGCAGATCCGGGTGAATGAAAAACAGCTTGCCCGTGTCGAAGGATTCAAAACCAAACTCTATGAAAATCTTGTGAGCGGGATTTTGACCAAGGAAGAATTTCTCTCTTACAAGCGAAAATACAACAATGATATTGAACTTTTACAGAATGCCATTGCAGAGTGGAATGAAAAATTGACGGATGTTCTGGAAAACCGTAGCGAGCGGAACCGCTGGATCAATCACTTCATGCAGTTCTCTACCATGGAGGAAATCGACCGCAGAGCGGTCATGCAGCTGATTCGCAGCATACGGGTTCTTGGAAAGAATGAGCTCCACATTGAATTTAACTATCAGGACGAATACCAGAAGGCTATTGCACTTGCAGAGCAGATCGCCACACAGGAAGATGAAAGGAGGGCTGGCTGATGGCAAGAAAGAGCAGAAAACACCCGATTCCCACCGCACCAGCACCAGCCCTTTCCATTCGGGTGGCGCTATATATCCGGCTTTCCGTGGAGGACAACAAAAAGCGGGGCTGTTCCATAGAGAACCAAAAGCTGGTGCTAAATGATTTTCTGGCAGATAAACCGGAGTTTGTTGTTTATGACACATATATCGACAATGGAGCGACCGGTACGAACTTTCACCGGGTAGGCTTTCAGCAGATGCTTTCGGATATAGAAGCTGGACATATCAACTGCGTCATTGTTAAAGACCTTTCCAGACTTGGCCGCAATTCTATTGATACCGGCTACTATATTGAGCAGTATTTTTATTCTCACAATGTCCGCTTTATTGCCGTTACAGATCAGTTCGATACCGCTGATTCCGACAACCTGCATGGCGGGATCATGCTACCTCTGAAAAATATGATTAATGAGGCATACGCTCTGGATATTGGCCGAAAAATCAAAGCTCAGGCACGCCAGGCTATGAAAGATGGTGATTATATTGGAGCACGAGCACCTTACGGTTATCGCAAAGACCCGGAAAATTGCCATAAGCTGCTGGTCGATGAAGCAACCGCTCCCGTGGTCAAGCAGATATTCGAGTGGGCCAGTGACCGTGTAGGGTTGAACCGCATTGTCCGCAATCTGAACGAACTGGGAATTCCAGCACCAAGCCATTATAAGCAGGCCACTGGTGAGATCACCAGCCCAGGTCTGATTGGCAACGGTAAGTGGCAGACGCGGACTGTAATGAAGATTTTGGAGAGCGAAGTTTATACCGGAGACTTGGTGCAGGGCAAGACCAAAATAGTGGATCACCAGCAGGTCAGAGCTGGTAAGGACAACCTGATCATAGCCAAAGGCACCCATGAGCCGATTATCAGTCATGAGTTGTTTGAGACAGTACGGGAATACCGAAAAGAGGTTTGGACAGAAAGCAAATCAAAGCCTAAGAATCCCTACACGGCAAACATCTTCAAAGGAAAAGTATTCTGTGCTGATTGCGGCCACAGCCTCCACCGCCAGCGAGCTGTACGGAAGAAGGGGCCAGATATTTACTGGTTTCACTGCCTGACGAACAGCCGTATCGCCAAGGATACCTGCAAGGGTGTGATGATACAGGAAACAGAACTGATCTCCACAGTCACCGCTATCCTGGAAAAGGAACTATCCGTTGCTCTTGGAATGTCCCTTCCGCTTTTTCAGTTAGAGGCAAAGCAGAAACAAGGAAAAGATACATTGCGGGCCAAGATGTCCGTCAAGCGGCAGGAAATCGAGAAAAAGCAGCGCCTGATTCGTGGATTATATGAGAACTTCGTACAGGGCGTCCTCACCAGCGAAGAATATTTCGATATGAAAGCTGATTATGAAGCCCTCATTTCTGAGCTGTCCGGCGAGATCGAACAGCTTGAAATCGGTATGGAAACACTGGATGATCAGCTTGCCAAATATAAGGAAATGGAGCAGGATGCTAAAACGCTGGCACAGGACCATGCTCTGACAGCAGAGCTTATCGGGCGGCTGATTGAGCGTATTGAAATTGACCATGAGCGGAACATCCATGTGAGCTTCTATTTCAAAAGCGAATTTCAGGGAAAGGAGGCGGCAACATGCGGCGTTATGTGATCGCACTTTATATCCGACTGTCCTTAGAGGACTTTCGGACGGAAAGTTTGAGTATTCCAAACCAAAAGCTGATCCTCCGCGAAAAGGCTATGTCCATCCCTGAATATGAGGACTGCGAGATCCTAGAATATGTAGACAACGGTCACAGCGGCACAAACTTTGAACGACCTGCTGTGCAGGAACTTCTGACGATGGTACAGGCCGGTCAGATCGACTGTATTATCGTAAAGGATCTTTCCAGATTTGGCCGCAACAGCATTGAAACCGGCTACTTTATCGAGCGGGTATTTCCTCTGTATCACACCCGCTTCATCTCCGTCAGCGACGATTTTGATACTGCCAATTTCAAAGGCGATACAGGTGGAATCGATGTTTCCTTCAAGTATCTGATCAGTGAGTGTTACAGCCGGGATATGTCTATGAAAACCAAGAGTGCCAAGTACGCTAAAATGCGTCGTGGCGAATATCAGAGCGTGATTTGCCCTTACGGTTATCAAAAGAGTTCTGACGGACGTATGGAGCCAAACGAGGAAGTAGCCGGGATCGTCCGGCAAATCTTCCATTGGGCAGCTGATGGCTGCACAGTAGCAGAGATCACGCGAAAGCTATATGCCGGGAATATTCCGACGCCTGGCGAATACCGCAAAAGCAAAGGCAAGGAGCATTATGATGTTTCCAGGACCAACGGAGTCTGGAGCAATTCAACTATCCTTCGGATTTTAGCGGATGAACGGTATATCGGCACCTATGTCATTGGAAAAAGCAAGGTCAAGGAGATTGGCAGTCGCCAGGTACGGCGCAAAGATGAAAGTGAATGGTTTAAGATACCTGAACACCATCCCGCTATTATCAGCAAAGAACTATTTGAACGGGCCAATGCTTCTATCCACAAGTTCACTCTGCCCCCAAAAAAACAGCGGAATTATCTGCTCCGAGGTAAGGTGTATTGCGGATGCTGTGATCACGCCATGTCGCTCCGAAATGATTCTTTATTCTATTGCCGCCATGCACAGGTCGCCAGAGATCTTCCTTGCTATGGGGTAAAGGTACGAATGTCCGAACTGGAACAGGCGGTATTTGAGATCATCCGGGGCCAGGTAACATCGGCTCTTGGAATCGACACCAGCAAGGACAAATGCGTGCCATTCAGGCAGCAAAACGGCAGCTTTACGAACAGTATGCGCTTGGAGAAATTGATTTGGAGACCTACCGGGTTCGGAAAGAAAAACTTGATGCAGCCCTGATAAAAGCAAAAAATGTCCATGCGGTCATCACCGCACAGACAAAACAGATCCAGTGTGATTATGAAACAAAATTGAAGCAACATGAAATCGTGCAGGAATTGGGCAATGCGAATACCCTGACGCAAGCCCTGATTGACCGGCTCATCAAGAGAATTTACCTTTTTCCGGGAGACAGGATCGAAATCGAATATGTAACGCAGGATTTCCTTGGAATAGGAGTAGCGAAAGAGGAGGCATAGGCTATGAGCACCCGATGGACGGCCGGGGCAGCGATTCTGCTGCCCCAAATGTTCTCTTGAACCGTCTTAATGTCATCCCCAGCCCGCAGGCTGTTGACGGCGTAAGTATGGCGAAGATCATGAAAGCGGAGATTGGGCTTACCAAGTTTCCGCATGATTCGCTTGAAGTTCTGATAGAGAATTTTGTTGTTGATATAGCGGCCAAATTCTGTAGTGAACACCAGATTATCGGGATTTGACCAGCCGTCGCCTAACGTGGCAGCCCAGGCGTTCTGACGCTGCTTTTGAAGCCTTAGGACTTCCATAACCTCATCCGCAGCAGTTAAAACACGGGCTTTATCGTTCTTCAGACTGGCAAAGCGGAACTCTGTATCTCCTTTGACGCGGTTGTGCTGTTTGTTGATTAACAGCAGGCCATTTTCAAAGTCTACACAATCCCAGGTCAGCCCCAGGAGCTCGCCCTGACGTAAGCCGGTGAATACAGCTACAAACAAGGGATATTCGTATTTGCTGCCCTGAATCGCTGTCAGGAACTTTCCAATGTCATCCACATCCATGGCCTCTACCTGTTTCTTCTCCACACGCGGGGTAACGGCGGTGTCTGCGGGGTTGACCTTGATATAGCCCAGTAGCTTCGCCTGTTCTAGCGTGCGGTGCAGAACGCCGTGGATGTTGCGGACTGTTTTGGGAGAGAGATCCCGCTCTTTTAACAGACTGGTATAGAGCTGCTGAATATCTCTTGTAGACAGCTGTTTCAGAGGAATATCGCCCAATGCTGGCTTGATGTGGACACGAATGTGTTCCTCATAGGCGCTTCTGGTGGCTGGCTTGATGTTCATCGCGTAGCTGGTCAGCCATTCATCCAGCCATTGGGATACTTTTATCCTGGACGGCTCCACAAAGGTGCCGTTGTCCATTTCCGTTGCGATTTGGGACAGCTTTTGCCGGACCTCCTTTTGGGTTTTGCCATATACGGATTTGCGAATGAGCTTTCCGGTCTTTGGGTCATAGCCATTGCTGTAAAGGCCCTCCCATCTTCCGTCCGCTCTTTTACGAATAGAACCGCTCCCGTTTGCTTTCTTTGTTGCCATGATCTCCTCACTTTCCGGATGTATTTCGGGACGAACGTCTATTCCTTTTACCGGACCTATCATAACACAGCCTTAAATGAACTGCAATTCTATCCACCGTACCCCTCCGCTTGTGTCTGCCTGTCCAACCATTGGAAAAACAGTTCCCGCCGAACAAGTAACCGCTTGTCCAGCTTTAAAGTAGGAAAGTCAAGTCTGTGGAAAAGCTGGTAGGCTTTTGCTCTGGAAATGCCCAGGACCGCCGCAACATCGGAGGCGCTTAGAATAACCGGCAAATCATCCATGGAGTGAATCATCGTCTGCTGAGATGTACGCAATCTTCATCCCCCTTACCGTCCATCCCGGTCAGCCCTGTGCCGTGCCTCTCGTTGGAGTGCGGAGACAATGGCGTTTTCAATTTGCTGCTGGGAATAGCTTTTCGGGAAGAATTTCCGAATCTTTTCCATAGGGATTTTGAAATTCTCCCGCTGATTTGGCTTT